ACAGGGATGTCATAACGGCCGGACCAGTGATCAATCTTGTGATAATCGACATATTGACCATCATACAAACGGCGAACAGCAGTCAAGACCAACTGATCTTCTGAACCATAGTCTAGAACGATACGCTGCTTACGAGAACACCACTCAAAGATGGGAGTATACCCATTGGCAATACAATCGACAGCAAAATCAATATAACGATCATCCACAAACTCTTCAACAGGCTTTGCCACATCGGTCGAGCCCATTTTTGTGCCCCAGATCATTTCACCATTCACAATGAACGCTGCGATCATTGAACCATCAAGCTTCTCAAGGATAGCATGAGGACGTGAAAGGTCTACAACATGATCCTGAGTCTCATCACGCTCGTTCACATTGAAGAACTTATGGAAAGGACGGCGAATGATATCACCAGTTGCAGTATCAAAGATAATACCACGGCATTCACGACGAACTGCAGCATAATAACTTTCCAACGCTTCCGTAGAGCTATGGAACATATAGTTCTCAACTGTGATAGCAGGAAACGTATCAGCCATCATCACATTGTAATTGATGACAGTATATGACCCTTTATCTGCGACTACAAACTCATCTCTTCCCTCGATTGCTGGAAGAACGTCGCTTATATTTCGAATGATTGGGAACTCATAATTCATTATATATCCTTTCATCAATATATTTCTTATAATATATATTGAGAATAATGTCAACCTTATATAAATAAGAAAATGACTGTCGCGGTATCCCCATACCCACAGCCTCTAACGCTAAACAGGAGCATCAGCTATGGATATTTATTACACTGCAACAGACCGTTCGCCTTATACCTATCTTTTAGAATGGTCAAAACACAATATGAGATATTATGGTGTAAGATACGCCAAAGGTTGCCATCCCAACGATCTCTGGAATCCCTATAAAACTTCTTCAACATATGTCGCTGCGTTTGTAGAACAATACGGCGAACCAGATATAATCGAAGTTCGCAAAATATTTACAAGCATCAATGATGCAAGACAATGGGAAGAGAATGTTCTCAAAAGGCTAAACGTCACTGATAGGACTGATTATCTAAACAAAACAGATAATATATCAATATGTCCAATTGCATCTTCTAATGCAAAGAAACAATATTGGTCCCAGTTTACGCCAGATGAACGTACTGAGTTAATAACACCATCACGCTTAAAGATACCAGAGGACATCAGAAAGTCATCAGCATCCACCGCTGGTAAAGCTAGTATGGCAAAATTATCAAAAGCAGACAAAAGAGCCAGAGGTCTTCATGCTGCTAGGATTGTAAATTCTAATATGACCGCAGAAGAAAAAACACAGCGTGGAAAGAAAGGTATGCAATCTAGATGGTCAAAAGATCCATCACTTCGTCCTCTGAGACAATTTGATTGCCCTGTTTGTGGTACCCATATTCAAACAAGAGCTCCAACTACAAAAACTTGTAGTAAGAAATGCATGTATATTCATAGATCTCAGCCACGACGAACTCATCACGACCTTCGATAGCAGGTAGCACATCAGAAATGTTGCGGATAAGGGGAAATTCGTAGTTCATAATTAATTTTCCTTGACGGTCTGCTTGATAGCATCAATGATCATAGAGAATTGATTAGGATTAAGTCGACCTTCATGAACATACATCCAAAGAAGCTTGTCATGTTCGACATAAGTTCCATCAATAATCTTTCGGCAAATTGAACGGACACGTTGATCACCATAACGACCACGACCTTTGATAGTTAGTGATAACATCGTGAGACATATCAATCTCCATTCCATATAGATTATGTATAATCCATTCCGGGAAAAATGTCAAACTGTTTTTAAAGAACCATAATGTTAGTCGGATGGATCGAATTTTCCTTACCATCACACCAACGGACCCTAATCACGATCTCTTCGCACGTATCATACTCGTTAAGATCAAATCCAATAATGTGTCCGAGGTATGCTCTATCAGAATGTGGATGAACGACACGCCCAAGAGTATACTGACTGAAATCAACATACACAGGCCGAACAATTTTCTTCATATCAGCAATCTTCTTCCATGTTCTGGAACATCAGTTCGATGATAGACTCAAAGTCATCATCAGGGTGCATACCCGAGTCGATAACTACCTGGGCATATATATCCGAGAGATAGTCATACAGTTCCTCACCATGAGTAAATGCAAGACATTCATAGATATAATCGAATGGATCTTCTTGAGATAGGATCAGTTCATTCAAAGTCATTATACAAGATCCTTCATCTTAGGATAAGGTGTGCCATCAAGAAACGAGAACACTACTTCAACAAACCATGCAGGATCTTTGAGTGCATACTCTACCATCTTTTCTGGTGACGTGTTGGTCTTTACCATGTAGTCATAGTGAGCTTCAATGTAGACCGACTTGGGAAAGTAAAAATGATTCATCATGCCTTACCCATATGCTTGTTGAGTTGAGTATCCTTGGTCTTGCGAGCAGGTTCAACAACGGTTACCTTACCACCCTTGGCAAGAAAGGCTTCGATCATTGCATTGTGTTCGTCGCGAAGGTTAGTCTTTGTCATGTCAATCTCCATTCCTTATAGATTATATCTAACACATTCTTTAAAAAATGTAAACAAAAAAGTACAGCTAAAACGAAAAAATTCCACCGACAGAAGCCGATGGAATTTTCTTATTAAAAGCAAAAGTTGTTAAATAATATAGTCAAAAAGAAAAGGTGCCAGTCCTATCAAGAAAAAGATAGGAATAAAAACCGCACAACCTTGATTCTGTCCAGTTGTCCGCTTTCGGGTTCCAGAACTTGTTTTACGAGTTTTAGCTTTTTTTACTTTTGGTGAACCATATGTCTTGGTGGTTCGTTTAACGGCGCCAGTAGTTCCACATGTTATATATTCAGTTACTTTTTCTTTACCATCAGAAAAAGACCTATTGATAGTTCGACCACCAGTTTTAGTTGAATATGACCTAGTAGTCTTACCTTTAAAGTTGGTACTGAAGTTTGTGTACTGACCAGGTCCTGTCTTTCGGCGAGTACGTTTGATAAAATTAGCCATTAATCCCAAAGCCCAAAATAGTATTTAGCAAAAAGTCGATGACCATTTGAGATTCGTTTATAATGAGCTTTCTTGCCTTCTTCATCAACATAATATGCAGGCTTGGTTGGGTCTTTCTGGTAGTTGAAATCAAGCGACTTCATACCCTTACTGTCAAGGTTTTCATCACCTGTGTTCTTAAATGTCATCTCAAGTTGATCTGAATTATGATAAAATTGATCATCATTATTATCTTCATGTGTGCATTGCTCGAATGCCCAAATCATCTCATCAAGTACATACTCCCAACGAGCCTCATGATTGTTGTCTGTGTCCCATTCATTTTCTTTAGGTCCGGCAGAAGTAGACTTTAGTTGCTCTGGAACATCTTCATCATCAACCAAAGGTGAACCGTGCTTCTGCTTCTTAAGCTCAACAAGAACGGGATGAATAATCAGAGAGAGGGTGTGATCAGCACCCCATACATCATAATTATCAATACGAATATTGATCTTACGCTTACGACTGTTTGACCAGCGATTAAGTGGACGCACAAGATCACTCAGCTTATCAAAGAAACCAAAGACGAGCTTATCGTACCACAAATAATCCTTTTCAGCAAAGAAATAGTTATCTGTCTGTTCATACCGCATAAACTCATACTTGCGTTCCCAGGAATAAACAGGTATGAGATCCGATTTATAAGGTCCAATATGTACTTTCATTAAATTGTCACCATCGTTAAAGTTGTAATTTTATTTATAAAATTATAAAGGAGAAATTTATGTATTGCGTATATCTTACTAGTAATCTTTTCAAATGCACTCATGTTAAAACTCACCTTCAATCAAAGTAATAAAATCATCAATATTAGAACAAAGTGGAATATCATATCTATCACAGATCATCTCGACATTACCTTTGCGCCAATAACCATCAGGGCAGCAAACAATTGCTGAAATTCCCAGTCCTGCTACTAGTCCAAGTTCCATAAGTGTGATAGCCGCTTGTCCATTTGGATCAAAGTAAAAAACTACAAGATCTGCATTTTCAATGTTTTCCAGTTCCCAAGTAACTTGCTCATTAAACTGAGGGTTATCAATTGACTGAACCCATGTTGAATCCCAATCATCTCGGCGAGGATTGCAGATAACCACATCATAATCTGCAAATTCTCGCTCTAATCGTTCCTGCCAATTTTCTGCCTTGCCCATATCAATTGATCCGGCAAGAAAGATACGAGGCATGTGTTCGTACTTAACATCGAATGTATCTTCAGGTGCTTTATAGATAATAGCCATTACTTTACTCTCTCATAAACGGTCTGGTAATTACAACTTCTTTAGGAGTAACCTCATAGACCTCAGGATCGTCGTAGTAATAATCAGTATAATAAGAGCCATATCGACATTGATCAATTTCGTAATACTTATCTTCAATCTTTACATAAGATGTTCTGAATGATCTTTTGCCATCATCAATCCAATCACCTTCTTTAAGAATAGTAAGTTCAGGATCTTCATCATTAAACATTATTGCAATTTCAGCATTAGTATAAGGCATCAATCAATCCTCTCAACACGGCGCTTCTTAGCACCACTCATCCAGGGTTTTAATTCAAGTGAATCCAACCAATCCGAGACCGTAGGTATGAACCCAAGGTCTTCTTGAACATGTTCTTCGGCAATATCTCGGACCGAAACATCCTTGCCGGCAGCATTTGTGATATAAGTACCAAACTGCTGTTCTGCTAGATAGATACCAAATGAGCTGTGGAGAATAGCACGATGCCGAACATCAGGCATTGCTATCTTAGAAGAGTCTATAAAGTTATGGATCTCTATATAATCCTCAACACAACCACCATAGCGCTTTACAGATACTTTAGCATGCACGAGCGGTTTCACTTGGTGTCCTTCTTCTTAATATGCTTAATAATCTTACCTGCTGTGTATGTAGCAAGACCAAGAACACCAAACATGGCAAAGATCGGAATTGCATCAAGAGCAGCTTCTGGAATGGGCCTTTTAAACTTCATCATGCATCCTAAAGTGGTGCGCCCGGAGAGACTTGAACTCCCAACCTATCCGTTATGAGCGGACAGCTCTGACCAATTGAGCTACAGGCGCAAAGATGGTGAAAATGGTGCCCCAGGAGAGATTCGAACTCCCATACTCCAATTACATCGTTGACGACCGCTTAGAAGGCGGGGATGATACTGGGGCACGTTTAAAGCATTTTTCTTCATAAAAATGAGGTAAATATCGTTTCATCCAACTATTTACCTTTTGTGGTTTTATACTTAATATTTCTGAAACTTTTGAAACCCAACCAAACTTTGTGAAATCTATATTAGAATTCAATATCAAATTTTTGTATGGATTCCATTTTAAATCTGTTTTATTTCTCACAGATTCACCTATTTCTTTTTTTGTTCTTTTAATTTTTCTAATTTTTCTTTTTTCGGCAATCTTAAAATATTCAGTGTAATCTGGTTGGAATTCAATATCAATTATTTTATTTATTAGTTCTATATTATAGCAACTTGAATAATGTAATTCAATTAAAGTCCAACCCGATGCTTCAATTTCATCATGTCGAAGTTTATAATACTCTTTTAAATTTCCAGATCTATCGTAATGCTGATTGCCATTTACTTCAATGCCGAGCTTTATGTCTGGAAATGCAATATCAATAGAATAAAATCTAGATTGAAGAGGTTGCCACTCTTCGATAAAAACTAAACCTTTAGAAATTAAATATTTCTTTAAATGTTCACAGGGGCTAGATTTAAATTTAGTATGTCTTTTCCATACATGCTTATCTGGGTTGTCTTTTAAATATTGTTTACGTTTTTCACTGAGAAGTAACCTAGTTTTATCATCATGTTGATGTGAACATTTATCGCTACAATATTTTGCTCTAACTCTAAGATTTTCATTACCGCATCTTGGACATAACTTCATAAAGTCTCCATTTGAACCTATAATACTTTATATTTATAATTCTTAGTATTTTGACAGGTTCAAATGTCAATCAAGAGCTAACGGCGCATTAAAAGTTAAGAGATTCGACCAAGTCGATGCATAAGATTTGCAACCTGGTTGATTTCTGTATTGGAAAGATCTAGACGAAGGTAATGATCTAGAGCACGCTTAATCAGAGGAACATCGGCTGGCGAATAAACACCACCTCGGACTTCCTTAGGTTTGGTAGAAGGATTGAAATCTTCATCAAGAGGCTTCATAGCTTCGACCCAGTAGTCATGAGCCAGGTATTGGCTGTGTCCATCCAGTCAAGCATTTCAGGCTTAAGAGTTTCACCATTCCTATAAGCATTGATAAGATGACAATATGCTTCTTCCACGGCAATACGACCATCACGCATAGTGGGAAAGGTATAAGTCTCAATTTCCATATCAGCCTCCATGAACAAATTCATATATTCTATATATATCGAAACCGGAAAAATGTCAATCTTTCTTTTTCTTTTTGGTTATATGAGTTGCAGTTGCAACTACCGCAAACACGGTAAGAATACCTGAGACCCAACCCCAGAAGAAAATTGAAACGAGAGTAGAGAAGCTAATACCCACAATAGTCATGATAAAATCCTATAGTTTAGCGGAAAAAGCGTCCCCACTTACCGCTTTTATTAATATTGCCGTATCTGTCCGCTGTTACACTTAGTGTACTTCCACAAAAGTTTTCTCTAAGATTAATTTTAGCTTCACCCTTGATAACACCATTGTGCGTACATTGCATATGAAGAAATTGAGGCATTTTCTTCCCTGTAAACTCTACTGCATAATAATGCCGATTGTTGCGAGCATTAAACCGAAGAGAGGCAGTTTTAGTTTGAATACCACCTACAGTATCAACAGTAGGAGTATTATACTCTGCAATATTGTCATTAAGATCCATACATGATCTAATCTCACCGATCTGATGATAATTAATAGCACCCAATCGGCAAAGAAGATGAAGGAAATTACGCTGGATCTCATAATTATCTTTGGATCGAACTGAATCCTCAATAAGAGGATCCTCAATAATAATCCTACCAGCAACCAAATGGTCCAGAAGTTGCAATCCATACGTAAAATCCGTACGAATAGCAGAAAACGATTTGTTGCTAATATCTTGAATAGAGCGAGACATTAAAAGAACCCTTCCGTATGCATCTGAATGTCTTCAATTCGATGCGAGATAGTCTTGGCAGAATATTGAACGCCGTTAATTTCAAAGAAATGGCGCCCACCAATAGGACCGGTCTTTTCCCACCGAAGCTTAAGAGCTTCACTTTCACGAAAAGGTGAAATGCCATGAGTCCAAAGGCGACCAGTCTTTAGTTCAAATGCACCACCGGAAAGATTAGTAATCATGTTGATCTCCATTCCCTATAGATTATGTATAATCCATTCCAGGAAAAATGTCAACTCAAATTTTATCAAACTCCTTGGGGAACTTTTGATTCTCCTAAGGCTTTAGAGCCTCAATTTACAATGAGTCGAATGAAAAACTTTTGTATTAACAACACAAGAAAACTAACTAAAGGTGTATTCCTCGGTTGTGAAATATTAAAAGAAAAATTCACAACCGAGGATATAGGAAAGACATATAAAGAATTAGGTTTTAAAACTAAATCTTGTTAAGTTTAATATGTTGTTGCTTTTCTCTGTCAAGAAGCTCTTCGTAAACATTTCTATAGTCACAATTCATGTTCCATGCTTCACGTAGCACGGATAAAGAATTTTCAGAGAAATGTACAAAAGCGGGGACATCCTTATTGAAGCAACTGCCACCGAAACCTCTTCGTCCATCCCAACCTGGGACGTTGGTATGTGAAGTACCCACACGCTTATCAGTTCCGATAGCACTTACAATCTTGTTGAAGTTGCCACCTTCCTTACCGATAAGATCATAGAACTGATTGAACCAAACGACTTTAGTAGCAAGAAATGAATTAATTCCGTACTTAACAAAGCTTGCATCAATAGTCGACATGTGATAGACGGGACATGGCTTACATGAACTATACTGTTCATAGATCCGTTCTACAGCCTTAGTCTTATCAAACGTACCACCGAAAACATGCATGATAGGATTTACGAAATCCTCATTAGCTCGACTTTCAGTTAAAAACTCAGGATTATAGACAATCGAATCACCAAAGCTTGCAATAATATCAGGAGTAACTGTAGACTTAACTACTACCAAGCAGTTAGGGTTATTTTGTACTAGATACTTGACTGCTGATTCTACAATAGAACCGTCAATTACACCATCTTTACCCATTGGTGTTGGAGCACAAACAAATGCAATATCTAGATCTGTAGGAATATTCTCAATCGGATAGTTGTAGTTTGGATCTACAATAAACTTGATGATGTTTGGATGATTGAATCCATAATCAACAGCCTTACCAACAAAGCCGTGCGCAATAATAGCCATTTTCAATTTAGTCATAATATAGTCCTCAAGTTAAGGAAGAGTACGAAAGTATCTCCCATGTTCCATCATAATGTTCAACTAATGCAGTACATGATTCTACCCAGTCACCGGTATTCATATATGCAATATCGTTTATTGTTTTAATTTCTGCTGTGTGAATATGACCACAGATTACACCTTGAAAATTACGTTTCTTGGCATATGTAGATATAGTATATTCAAACTTGAATATAAAGTCAACTGCTTTCTTTACTCTGTACTTTAAAAATTTGCTTAATGACCAATAACCGAAGCCTAGTCTATGTCGAATCCAATTAAATCTGCTATTGATGTCTAAAACAAAATCATAAGCTTTGTCACCAAGGAAACCAATCCATGGAGCTAAGCGAGTAATGCCATCAAAAAGATCACCATGAATAACTAGATATTTATTGCCGTCTAGACCGATATGTGTAATCTGATTGCAGATCTTAATCCGACCAAAACTTACACCATATGGAATCATAGGGCGAAGAAATTCATCGTGATTACCCGCCACATAGATTACGTCAGTACCTTGTTTGGCAAAACCTAGAATCCGACGAACAACTTTAGTGTGTGAATCCTTCCACTTGAGTTTATTCTGCTGGATTTTCCATGCATCAATAATATCACCAACAAGGTAGAGTGTTTCGCATTCATTATTCTTTAAAAAGCTATTAAGTAAATCTGCCTTACAATCTTTGGTTCCTAGATGAACATCGGATATAAAGATAGATTTATACTTCACTTGCGCTTTCCTATAGTGTATTTTGCTAGAAGTGTCCAATCATTCTTCTCTTTATGAGGAAGAATCTTGATTTGATTAAGAGTAGCGATTGGTTTCTTCACCAAGTCAGGTTCTATAATCTTAATTAGATCCCAATCTTCAAGAAGTTTGGCAATTGTATTCCGACGACCTTTATCCTCGTCTGAAAAGTTTGAAGCTTTACCATCAAGCTCAAATAGTTCTTTAAAGTGAAGAATTACATATCTACCTTGCTTGTGCAAGATATGACAAGATTGATAGAGGGTCTTGTCTTTTCGTGAAGCCACACCAATACGAGTTAGTGTTTCTTTAATCTTTAGAAAATCATCTTCTTCACCAAGACGAATCTCAATCCCTTTACCTTTAAAAATATCATCAGTCATAGCCCACCTTTATTTTGTTCTATCATTACAATCAAATGACCGAATATTTATAAAAGTAAGGCCTACAAACTATTCAGTTCCTGTTTCAAGATACTCCTTGATCTGTTTAACTTGCTTCGGAGATAAAATCTTTAAATACTCATCTGCCTTTTTATTACTACACTTATAATATGTCATTATAAGTTCAACATTCTTATCTTGCTTTTTCTTAGTCCATTTGGAAAACCGTTTCCTAGATCTAATAATGTTAGTCAGATATTCATATTGAAGTCTACTGTCTAGATGATAGAGCATATTCATATTGTTCGCATATTCAACTGTATCGTGAAAGTACGAAAAGCCTTTATTGATCATCCATGCGTTATAGTCTTTTTCACCTGCTTCATCGGCCATCATATCCTTTTTGCTATGACCGATAGCATTGATATAGTCAAACGGGCTCGTCATTTTCTTGATTTCCTTTTGATAGAACCTCTGCTGATTTATCCCAAAACCTAGCACAGTCATCACATATTTCTAGATCTACTACACCATCAGCAGTACCAACTCTAAGTTCATGCACAGGGTTCTTTGCTTTAAGAACCCTTTTGCATGTGGCACACTTTCGGTGTTTCCACCAACTCATTTCCACGATCCCTCCATCATAATCTCAGTCAGGCAACACACCAAGTTAATCTCTTGGTCGGCTGCAAATGCATGCTGGTACTGATACTTGCCTAGAATGAGAACTACTGCTGGAATAGTATCTTTTGTTACATATTGGCTTGCTTGATCAAAGATCATACGATACATGCCATTAGCATCGTTGTCGATGTTTTCAGCGACCCACTTGCGCATGTTGGTATAGTCACGTTCCTTTAGAAAGGTCATCAGTGTCTTGAGTGTTACTTCCTGTAGATTAACAAGAATGCCAGAGTCAATCTTACCCGTAGCTGAATACCGCTGAAGTTCATTTAGAACTCGGCGCCAATCAGGAAAGTGTTTCTTGAGGACTTCAGCGATAACGGCCTTATCAAATTCAATTCCTTCAGTAGTGAGAATTTGACAAATTCTTTTCATGAACTGTTGAGCAAGACCGGGTAGTTCTTTCTTGGTAATCTTGAAGTCGATTACAGAACAACGAGAATGAAGTGGTTCGATGATGCGATTCTTGTAATTACAAGTGAGAATGAAACCACAGTTCTTTGAAAACTCTTCCATAAAGTTACGAAGAGCAGGTTGTACTGGGCTTGTACCACCGGCGGACAAATAATCTGCTTCATCTAACAAAATATATTTGCGACCTGTGGATGAAATTGACATAGAAGATGCAAACTGTTTAATATGATTACGAAGAGCATCAATATTTGCGTTTAATGAACCATTGATAACTATATAGTCACACCCTAACTCCTCAAGCATAGCACGAGCAACAGTTGTTTTACCACAACCAGCACCACCAGCAAGTAGCAGATTTGGAATATTCTTTTGGTTAACAAATTCTTGGAATACAGACTTAATATTGTCTGGCAGAATAGTGTCTGCGATAGTCTTAGGTCGATAGCGCTCCACCCACAAGAATTCTTCAAGCATTGTCAATATCTCCATAATAAAGTAAACGCCGGTTACGAGGTCCGGCGACGACTTTTCGTATCGTCCGCTTCACCAGATGGTGCAATACGCCAACGTTACAGTTGGATTAGCCTTTAAATGTGCTGTTGGACTCAACAGCCACAAAGTATTCTACCTCGGTTCCAGTAAACTTGGAGAGACCCTTGGCAGAAATTTCAACATCATAAGCACCAGGAAGTAGCTTAAGATTATCAGCACGAATAATCATGCGGAATATGTTTGTGGTGTCACCGACCTTGACCGAATAAACATCACCGGATGGATTCTTGCTGTCAATAGCCTGGACAGTAATGGATTCACCATCACCAACAACCGCAATTTCAGGAAGTGATAGAACGGCTAGAGCCTTAAGAACTTCCTGAAGATCAGTTGCATCAATCGTGAACTTCACCTCTGGATCAGGAAGCTTAATGTCCTTGTCTGGTGGTGTCACAATCAGACTTGGCTCTGTGAAGGTATAATTTAGCTTGCGTTGACCCTCGCGGATTTCCATAAACTTTTCCTGAACATCAAGTTCAGGATCTGAGAAGAGGGAAATAGTCCCGAGGAAACGACTCAGATCGTAGATTGCAAACTGACCCGAAATATCCTGAGCAATCTTTGCACGAGCCATAATTGTCTTACCGGTAGAAATGGTGGACAGTGTCTTGCCTGGCTTGAACTGAATTGACGGGTTAATTGTAGAAAAGTTTTTAAGAATTTGTAGGGTACGTGAATCAAACTTCATTTTTATTCTCCATGATGAAACGATATACCATATGTATACGGTATACTATAAAATGTCAACTCACTTTTTGAAATTCTTCTTAAGAAGTGATGGGTCAGCGGTTGCAGATGCGCCAATTTGAGCAAGATCTACAAGTGAGCCACCAAAGACCATCATACCAACATGCTGTAGTGACATCCATGGGCAGAACCAAACCTTCATACCAGCCTTACGTGTCCACTGACAGAACATGTAATCTTCTGATAGATAGCGATTTGTGTCTGGGCAGATTGGAGTATCGAAGAAAGCCATAATCTGACGTGAACCATCAAAATGCTCAGTACGAATATGATCTGGTGTGTATAGCTGCTCTGGATAAGCCTCAGCAAACCGCTCAAAGGTATTACGGCGAATCATCATAAAGCCAGTACCAGCTTCAAGAACTTCTACTGGTTCACCAAGAGGAATTGAACCATTACCCTGTACTGGATTAAAGACATAGTCACCGACATACTTTTCAAGATTCTGTGGATTCTCATCAGCAAAACCTTTGTCAACAGCTGTCTTAATCTTTTCCCATGAGATACACTTCTTAGGATATGGACCGGCAATGATATCGTACTGATTGTTTGGGTCCTCATGATCTGATAGTGCTAGAAGAGCAATAACGTCTTGTGCATTGAAACCAATATCCGAGTCGATAAACATTAGGTGAGTGTCACCAGAACGCATAAACTCATCCGCACAATAGTTTCTAGCACGAGTAATCAATGATTCATTAAATAGAAAATAAAATCTTACCTGAATACCATAATGTGTACATAGTGCAGAAAGATCTGCTACAGATCTGGCAAACATACCAGCGCATTGTCCCATTTTGTTCAATAAGATTCGTTAAATCTTATCCGGTTAAACCAGCTATAAATTTCTTTATAGATCAGACTATATCTTCATCCAGTAACAATTAACTGGAGCTACGCACTTCGGATCACTTGATCCTACTTCCTGTCGGAATAGTCGTTGAACCTTTTCCATATCATAAGACTTAGGAACTTGGCTGCTGATTGCCCAATATAACATCTTTTTAACATTCAAACAATCTTTCGATTAATTTTGTAGTGTGTTATCTCTAAGGGGGTTCCAGCAATTCACGTAGTTATCTTCAAAGATTACTCAAAGAAGAGGCAGAGTTTTACCATACATTGGGGCAGCTACAAATAATTTTCGATCTCTTAATCTTTCAATTGGTACTTTAATTTCTAAATTAGACATTTGTGTTTTTCCTTTTCATATTATTGCTTATTTTCATTTTAGTCTCCTCCGTGTGAGTTTTTCCATAAAATGGATTATTAGAGCCACTCTTATCATAATTTCCAAAATTTGAATCTTTCGGTATGATTCTACCTTTGTTCCAATTAGAATAATTAATATCATATTCTTCGGGATTTATTCTTTTGTGATTTATTCCATCATTAATCCAAATTTTGTCTTTATGAGAAACACATGAATCTTTATGTTTTTTTCTTTTTACTGGATCTAAAAATTGAAGTCTTGTAGCTTCTCTTAATTTTGATTTCATCTCATAGCTATTCATTCTTTCTTTCATAGCTTGTTTCATTTGATCATCCATGACAATCGTTGCACCTATAGCTTTATTAAGCCATCTATTTTTTTCGTCTGATTCAAAAAGACATTGTCTAATTTTTAATTTTTCATAGTCAATCGCATCTTGAGCTATTTCAAATACCATGTCAATTAAAATTATATCAGGTTCTCCATGCGATTCTCTAAAATTTTTTACATGTTTAGAAGAGGTAAAGTACTTTACCCAAAGATCTTTTTCTGGTTCAACTTTATTGGCAAATCTAACACCGTAGTAATATTTTTCTAATTCTGACCAGCCTATTAAATATGTATATGGTTTCATTATTTTACTCCTATGTATTGTTTTTGTTATTTATACATAGGAGTATTTTAAGGATATCTTTATTTCTTATCTGCTCGATCTTGAGCTTTTTGGTCACTATAAGTCAATCCGTGGTAACGAACTGAAAGCTTTTCGATGTTCTTTTGGATTGTTTCTTCTCTAGTAATTTTGAGTTCTTGACGAAGTCCTTCCATATAGAACTCAAGATCACCTAGTTCTTCAATTACATTGTCTCGATCAAGTGTCTTATTATAGATTACGTGCTTTTTAATTGCATCTAGTAGTTCGCCGGCTTCACCAGAAATACCTGTTGCCATATGCCACATATTAATAGAATATGGAGTTAAACTGTTCTGAATAACAGAACCTGGCTTTACTAAAGCTGAAATCATTTCAGAGTATTCAATTGTCATACTTTATCCTTAGTCTCAAGATCATGCACGTGTAGTGCAATAATTGCATAATGAACGACCTTCATTAGGTCCTTCCGCCAATCTTCGGGGGTTCCCTTACGACCATATCGCTGGGCATACTTTAGAATATTACCAACGGTAAATCCAATGCCATGTCCACCGTCAATAATAAACTCGGTGGCTTGATAGTTGTTTTGGGAATAGTGTTCACCGTATGTCTTGTTTACATAGTTGGTGATGTCCTGAAGGATTTTACCTTCATTGTATTTATACTGAGTATTTACAGGCATCGAATCTTTTTCGACTGCTTCTTCGTGGTCGTGTACATCATAATAAGTTTTCATATCATCTCCAAGTCGTTTTCAATTCTGGCAATAGCTTGAAATCTTAGAATATCTGCCAGAATATCCCAAGAACTGTTATGTAGTTTAAACTTTTCTTCCCAGAGTGTTTCATCTTTAATAGGTGTAAATGAATTCTTTTTTGGGAATCGAAGTTTGGCATCAATATAAGTACGAGTATCTCTAAGCTTATAATGAGGCAGATGCTTATGAAGTTCTTCTAGTCGACCAACCGAATCGGCTAACCTCCACAGGATAATAGGATCAAATGAATTTGATCTTGACCACCAATACTTCACTCTAGTATCAGATACATGTGAGATAAATTGATCTACAAAAGCTTCAACTGTAAGATCAGTAGACATTGGCTTAATTCGGTCACGTACTTCCTTGCTCTGTTCACTCCAGAACTTGAGAGTGTCACCATAGACCTTATATCCATAATTATCAACTTGATCTTTCACAGAAGGCTTCAGAGTTTTAATTTTGTCGACAGTTTCTAGTGTATATGGATCTGTTAGAAATAGATCATCATCAAACGTGTAAAGAGAGCAATCCAATACTGCACAGTCTTGAGTATTAGTACCCATGGTTTCAAAGTCAAAAATAAGATGTTTCATACTATAAGCTCACCGCTAATGTCGAACTCTAGGTAGTTGACACTTGCTTCATTAAATAATTGTTTTGTAAGTTTATTGGATTCAGCCCAGTTTGGATTTACTTTTGCTGTATCATATTGAGTAATGACAGTACCAATCCCAACTTGAATAATGCCCTTGGCACATTCAGAGCAAACAGGAAGTCCAGATACATATAAAGTAGTATTGTTGAGACTTAAACCGTTTAGGCATGCATTATATATACAGTTCATCTCACCATGAACTACAAACTTGTACTTTTCTTCCTTAACTTCAAGCCGTTCGGAAGAATCAATAATACTTCGTGGGAATCCATTATAGCCAGTTACTAATATTCTTTTATCATTATTTACAATTACCGCTCCAATCTTAGTAGAAGGATCGGCAGACCAAGTTGATACTTCTTTAGCAATATTTAAAAATCTTTCTGTCCATTTATTAATCATATAAACCTCGGCGAGTCTTAGAAGGAACTCATAATTTTCTTGGTGGTAAAATTCAATCTAAATCTAATTTAGAAAGAGTTAAAAATGGTGCACATCCATTCAGTGGTAATAAAGGTACTGAATTAAATCAAAAAAGAATTAATGAAGGAACTCATCCATTTATACAAGAATTGAAATGTCCTTACTGTAATAAAATTGGTAAAGGTATTTCAAATATGAATAGATGGCACTTTGAAAAGTGTAAATCAAAAGTGCCATCTATTTAATCATCTAACACGAGGAATTGTATGATCTATTATTTTAGCATCTGAAGTTCCATAACCATAGACATATTTCATTCCATATTCGTTTGGTTCATCTGGGAATTTAGCATCAGGCTTGATGATAAGTTTGTTATTTCTAAATGGTCTCATATCACAATCGTGGTGCCAGCGACCGTATCTGTACACAAGCTTTACACAATCTGGGTGTAGATTAACCAGCATCTTTGATTTTTCAAATGTACCATCACCATAGATTTCAGTAGTATTACCACCCTTGACTGTACCAGTACGAAGCTTACCTTGAAGGAATGCATAGAACAAGAATGTGCAGTAACCTGCCTTGAGGCAACGGAGTGATAGATCAACGTCCTCGTTATACTTACCGCGCCAGCGGAAAGGTAAATCATTCTTAATGAGAATACAAGACATGAGTCGAGTATTCTGAAGCACTGGTGGATGGTGATAGTTATCAGGGCAGAAGAACTTATACTGTGGACCAGCCAGAGCTACATTCTCAAACCGATCTGTAAAGTCTTCCATCGCGCGGAAGATAGAACCCGTCTCAACACGGACCCGGTCATTGTTATGAAAGCGCCAGAACTCGGTGATGTTATCGTCGATGCACCAGTGCCGCTCATAACCTTGAGCAATTGACCATTCCCAAATCCAGTTACGTGCTGGTCCTGAACCCTTACCGTGATTACTGAAAGGGAGTTCTAGTACTGTTCCATATGTAGGATTGATAACAGCTCGATAGTTGTCTGCTTCTTGTGGCTCTACTGCAATATAGTAACGAACACCAATTCGTTCAAATGCCTTGGCTGTGTGACGTGTTTCCCAGCGCCCCTTGCTGATAATGATAAGCGGGTACTTTGGCTGGTACTGTTCGCTGGTTTTAGATGGAAACTTATTCATCTGATTCAATCCAGCGCTTAAGTGAGTTCTCATCACGTTCCTTGATTGGATGCCAGACAGACTTAGTCTTAGGTGTGAGTGGCTGCCCAATAAGTTCACCAAAGGCTAGGAAATCTTCTTCAGATCTGAAGTTGATTATCAACTGCTTTGATGCTTCAAGATTGGTGGATTCGTACGAAGGCATTCCTTTCCAGATCTTACGCCAATTCTGGTAGTTATGTTCCTTTTCGGCTTCCTCAACTGTTTCTGGAACATCGCTCATACCTAGGAAATCTGCCAATGAACCTGGACGACCTTCGGTTTCCTTCTTGCCGATACATGCATCAAAGTCAAGTGATGTATTAGGTAATGTGGTCTTTTTATTTTTGCTCATAATCTCTCCTTACCGAATAATTCAATGTACTATATGTAGTTAAAAATGTCAACTGGTTTTTGAATATTTGTTGAGCAAGTATTGTTTTTCTATCTCAAATTGTTGTTTAATGCGTAGACATTCATATACTTGATCTCTATGCTCAAATATTTGTTTCATAGTATCATTATATAGTCTTTTATATTCGTCAGCAAATGTCAAGTCATTCTTCACTTAAGATTCCTATAGTCTTACCTTTGTATAAACCGCTTTTCCTAGCTGCTTGTGTAAAACGGATATAATTAAAATTATTTTCTTTACAGAAAAGTTTAGCATTTAGAATAATCTCACCGTCAAAGACATAGGTATTGCGAAGTTTTTGTTTATGTTCCTCCGTCTTTGGTCTTTTAGCTGCAGCTATTAAATTAGGATGAGCAGGCTTACCTTTATTTGGAGCGGGTTTGCCTTTTTTCATTTCTGATAGTTTTTGTTTTACTTCAGGTGTGTGTGTTTTACCATACATCCCATTCTTTTCACCAATATTCCTACCCATATTTAGCCAAGTAGTTTTTATTTTGTTTTTAACTTTTGGATCTTTTGATGGGTTATTTTGCTTCATTCTTTCCGAAGAAGATTTTCTATGATTTTTACTCTTAGGGCTTTTGAAAAATTCTTGAAGTGCAGCAGATATATTTTCACTTCCTTTGTGTTTCTCTCCGGTTCTTGAAGATCCATACATAGGATTCAATTCACCGCTAACATCTCTGCCGAAAAATCCATTTGGTCTTGCTAAAGACTCATTTATCCATTCTTCAGATTTTACAACACTATTTTCTATGTGAAATTGTAATTCCGCCTCAAATGCTTCTTTTCTAGTTGAATGTTCACTTATTATGTAAGTGAAGAAATATTGTGGATTAGTTTTTAGTTCGGTTTCCCACCAATCTTTATATCTTTTTGAAGTAACACTACCTCTATATCCAGATTTAATCTTTTTTATAGAAGAAGATCCACAATATTTCTTTGTTTGATTTAAATCTTTATATTCAGTTATATAGACACAATACATTTTATTTCCTTATGTTATGTATTGATCTATTTATACAGTTTACTGTGCAATTCGTGAAAAATTGCTATGTTTTTCAAATTTAATTACAGAATGAAACTTATCAAACAATACTTCTCCTTTGTGTGATATAACAAAGATATTATTTTCTGACCCCATAGTATCAAGAATTTTTAAAAATTCTTCTGTTCCACCAACATCTAATGATGAATCAAATACTTCATCCATAATAAGTAAATTAGTCGAGGCACTATTTCTAAGTTTAGCAATAGCTCTCCACGTTAGGATTAAAGATATATCAATACGAAATTTTTCGCCCTCAGAAAATGAAGCATATGAGAATTCATCACGGAATCTGGACTTGATAGTTTCGGTAAACTTTTCATCAAGTTCAAAGTTGACAAAGAAGTCCAAGGCGGCAAGGTACTTATTAACAAGCTTATTAATGATAGGAACATACTGACGAATAATACGTGTTTTAATACCAGTGTCTTTTAATAGACTTGATGATACCTCAAGAATCTCTCGTTCATCAATTAGCTTATATTTGTCCTTAATGCTTTTAGCTAATGATTGTTTATGTTCTTCTATTTCAGTAACTGAAATATCAATCTGAGTTGTGTTAGCTCTAATGGATTTAATTTCTGTCGTAAGTGTCTTGACACTGTTATTCCAAGAACGAATATCGGCATTGTTATTAGAGATTTTGGTATTAAGACTTGTAATCTCCGAATTAATCTTCGTAATCTCTTCTATTCTATTATTAACACTCTGGATTTCTTGCTCAATTGTTGTAAGTGCTTCATTAATCTCTTTAGTCTTTCCATCACGAGTTTCGATGGTTTTATTTTTAAAGTTGTGATCAATGCATTGCTTACATGTTGGACAATTATCGTGATCGTGGAAAAACTTAATCTCTCGCTTAAGGTTCTTGATCTTTGTCTCTAGTTGAGACTCGAGTTCAATTAGTTTGCTTTTCTTCTTTGAAATCTTATCTTGATCCGCAATCTGTGCATTTAGTTCTTCAATTTTATTGCTAATAAGTCCAGATGCAATTTCCGCAAGACCAATCTTTGATTCAAGTTCATCAAGTAAAGACTGCTTGGTTTGAACAAGTGAATCATTGTTATTCTTTAGCGAATCAATATGCTTTCGCTGCATTTCAATCTTCTGCTCGATTAATTCAATCTGGTAATCGGCATCACGAATAGCATTCTTGTTGAGATTAATCTTGTCTCTAAGTAGAGTATTCATGACAGAAAAGATTTGAATGTCGAGTAGATCTTCAATAACTGCTCTACGTTCACCTGCAGATAACTGCATGAATGGAACATAATTAGCAGAACCAAGAACAACAATCTGAGTGAATGATTTGTGGTTCATCTTCAGAATTGTCTTTTCGAGCATTTCCTGATATTCACGAATATCGGAGTTCTGATTGATCAGAGTATCATTTAGATATATTTCAAAAATACCTGGCTTAATACCACGCCGAATCATATATTCTTTTCTGCCAACAGAGAACTCTACTTCAACAAGCATTCCCTTACCGGTAATGCTATTAATAAGCTGAGGCTTATTAATATTACGGTATGGCTTACCATAAAGAACAAATGATAATGCATCAATTAAGGATGACTTACCTGCTCCATTTTCACCGACAATCAAAGTAGATTTTGATCTATTTAGAATAATCTCTGTAAACTGATTACCTGTAGATAACAGGTTCATATATCGTAATTTTTTAAATAGTATCACTTACCATCATCCACATACCAATCTTGACCTTCTTCATATCCGACTTCATAAGCAGCTCTAAGCCACTTTACAAGATGTTCTGTGTCAATACCTTCAAGCTTATATGTAATCAGATCATCATAGAATCTTTCACAACGAATGCTAAAGACTTCCGTTTCATTAAACCATTCATCAAATGTCATAGTTACTCCACAGTTAGTGCTTCCGCATACAAATCCGACAAGAAAGCATCTAGTTTATTCTTGTCTACCTTAGTCTCAATATTACTACTAAACTTTCGTAGAATAGTTAGAGTATCTTCTGCTTCATCAATAATATCAGAATCATCTTCAAGGTTGAGATTAAGACTATCTTCTACAACTTGCAGATCAAGCACACCAGCTTTTTCAATCTTGTCGATGTACATATCGAACCAGTATGGATTGAGCTTATTGTGGATAATTACCTTGACATATGTTCCACGAAGTGCTTCGGCATCAATGTCCAAAACCGTTTCCATAACCCCAAGCGAATCATCATAGTGGATCTTATGGAACATCTTATACGGATTCTGGATAAATGTCAACTCTCTTGTGTCGGTATCGAACACATGAAAGCCTCTGGGATCATTCCAATCAGACCATGTCATCTCATAAGGTGCACCAAGATAGTGGATATTCCCACGAGATGACTTATGGTGGAAGTGACCTGACATAACTGTGTCGAACTTCTCAAAGGGCTTTGTACTAAAACCGTGATCGTTTACAGCACCTCGATACATCTCAAAGCCTGCCAATTCAAGGTGACCCATTACAATTTGAGCTTTTGTGTCCTCAAGAAACTTCATTGACTCATCATAATTGCCAGAACAGATCCAAGGAATAAAAGCAATTTCGGTGGTATCAAATCTTACATTCTGTGGTGAACTATAGTAAAAAAGATTTTTACCATTATGTTTTGAATGTTGAAATAATTCGTTCATACTATTTACATCATTAGTATTTTTGTATGTAGTATCATGATTTCCTATAATAACGTGAAGTTTTATATCATCGTTGGCACATTTATCTACAAATTGTCTTAAATTTCTTGCAGTAAGAAAATTGATATATTTACGTCTATCACAAATATCACCAAGATGAACTATGGATTTAATATTATGTTGTTTTAGATATGGAAAAAAAGTATTATCGTAAAATAAATTAAAATAGTCTGCGAATGAACTACTATCACTTCTAGCACCCCAATGTGTATCAGTTATCAAGGCAAGTTTCATTTC